GCCCTGCAATTGATTAATACTAGGATTAGAAACCCCAGTAAACAGGTTTAATGCTGTGACACGCCCATCCGTTGGGGTGAGGGTCAACTCAGCACTCAAATCTTTTGCATCAGTTGAAACAAGTTGATAAATCACTGCAAAATTTCCGGCATAAGTCGGAGGCAATGCGACAGTTTTACCATCAGAACCCAAAAGTGACCCGAAGTCCGAAGACGGGGACAATCGTTGTGAGGATCCAAAATAGGTACCACTGCCTGTCACCCCAAACAAGGTGTAATGATCACCGACATCCGCAGATATCCCCAAACGAGGACGAACCAAGCGGACATGATAAGTCACCCATAACTCACCAATATTAGTGGAAGTACCTTGCATGCCTACCGTCGCGATGGAAAAATTCCCATGGTCGTAAAGCTGCAAGTCACCTCCACTAGGCAAAGCCCCAGCTCGTGTGTTCAACAATCCCAAAATATTTTGGGTTCGTTTACATTCGACGGGGTGTAGTAAGTCACGGGACGGTTTTGACGAACAAGTAAAAGCATACTGTTCCATTTGTTGTTTATTAGTAAAGACCGGTGCTAACACATTGTACTGAGTAGTCATGATCACTGTCCCCGAGGCAGTATTTGTGGAGGCCAAGGCGTCATATGAGTTTGATTTAAACTCAAATATACAACCAAGCAATTCCCATGCTTCATACTGCTCAGCAACAGATGAAAACCATGGGAACGTTGCTGCTAGAGCGGCTTGTATCGGAAAGGTTTGTATATTAAACAAACCTGCCGTTGGTGACGTTATCACATCCATCAAGTACTCGCGATGACAAACAATTGTATCTGTGCGACCACTTACGAATGATGGTAACGAATCGGAAGCTGACATCAAAGTGTTTTGTTCGACTTTATAATCGCCACGTCCAGTAACACGATGAAACAGATTCCCAGCTGCTCTACCCAGTAAACCTCCCACAGCACTGCCTGCGGGACCTAAAAGACCATAACCCAATGCTTCGCCAAGGCGACGGCCGGTATTCCGAGCACGTGCACCTTTCTTTGGGCCCTTACTCTTTGGAGGCGCCTTAGACTTCTTTGGCGCCTTCTTCTTCATTTTCTTTTGCTTTGAACTCATTGAAGCGGAATGACACTACAAGTGTCTTGACTGGCATCAGTGACTGTGAAATTTGGTAAAGCCAAGTCACCTGCATAGCGCATAACATATGTCCTGTTAAACAGAAAAGCCTCTTTAGACAAATGTCGTTCCAATGCGGGATGCCAAATAGGACAAATTAATAACATATCATTAAAATATTTTTCAAGGGAAAGCTGTTCAGCAACCGTTATTCCAAAAATGCGTTCCATAAAAATTCTACTAGTGTAGGAAATTTCTCTTGGACGCAATCCTTTTCCAAACGCTGTTGTTCGCGTTCCCCGATACCAATTTGACTCATTATGAGAAAACCGCCATCGATAACCATTGGTGAGTCTCATATAACACTCCCCAACGGATTGAATTATAGGACACCCAGGATACTGAGCAATCAAAGACATTGCTTTCGCACGCAAAAGCTCACGCATCACACGTTCTGAAGTAGTCAAATAATTAATATGCACCCAAGCTAAGTTGAGTAACACTTTAATGGGGTCCGTTATAACTGTGAGTGAATCATAGTCAAACAATTGACCACAGAAGGAAGCCTCATTCGCACATCGAAGATAGGTCATCTTAATTATAAAACCCAAGTCTGAATAAGATTTTTCAGATAACTTTGGGCCAAAATAAATTGCCAAACCATCATCACCTTCAAAAATGCAATCAAAATTCTTAATATTATTTTCTTCCATTTGAAATAAAAAACTCATGAAATTTGTGAAGCCATTACCTAGGCTGGTATTCATTTCACCAGACATTCTACGTGAGTCAAGATAAGCAATGAAATGTTTCCAAACACACTTATTTCGACCATTTAGAATCTTGTCTAAGGTATCCATGAACAAACCACCCCCAGGCAACAACTGAGTCATGTAAGCATACAATTTAAATTCACAGTTCCTGTACATTAGGGCTTTGAAACTAGCCTCGAAAGAAGAATAATCTGTCACAAAAACACGTGCCCTGCATTCATTGTCATCTCCAACGTCACCATCCACGCCGCCAAACCTTCGTTTTAGGTAGGCAGGACGCTCTTGAACTGGTATTTTCTTAACAAATTCTGGACGAGTAAACAACTTCTTCTCAATGACTTTAAAAAATGGTCCACAAAAGACCTTAAATCTATCATCACGAGAATAAATGCCACGCAGATGCTTGAAACCAACATAACTCTCATTTTTCCCAAACGACTTAACGACATGTGAATCATTTGGAAAATAAAAAGGGTGTTTGCCAATTCCAATTGTGCTCCTGTACAGATCACGGAGTTTTGTTTTTCTACCAATAGTATAATTTGTACCCTCTAACCACGTATCAACTGAAACATCAGTCGAAGGTGGCAAGGGCTCCATATTTTGCTTTAACCACTTGTCAACGAACCGACCAAACCGCCTCATACGATTAAGATCAATCGGTGGCGTTGTTCTCCCTATCCTACCCAACACACCTGATATGGCTGTGAGTGGGTCTACAGGGTCTGCCTGGGGGTTTGAATACCCAGTGACCTCATTCCCCAAACTGACACGCAAAGGATTGCGAGTACTAATGTTAAGAGCAAATATCTTAAATTTAATCCCCGAAAAATTACAAACAATCTTGGGGAGACTAACCTCTCCGACTCGGTAACCATACTTAACGAGTCGATGTCGGTTTGGGGCCTGGGAAAATGGCCTTGTCGAAACCGTGAATTGACGTACTGACAAGTTCGATAAGCCAAATATTTTGTGGCTGTAATCATGGCTGGGTCGTCATAAACTGAAACATTAACAGTATTAGTGTGACGCTCAGCCGAACTTAAAGCACGCCAAGTCTCGGAGTCGGCTTGGCTCAAATGGTAATTGGCAGGAGTAACTAATTGAACATACAAATCATACCAAAAAGGTATATCTCTACTAATCCGGGTTAAATTTCTAACAGGTATTGATCTACCGCACATCCGGTAAATTTCTACTTCCTCGTAATGAACCCAACAAACAACACGTTCCTTATGA